CCGACCTTGTTGGCATCGGTCGCAGCCGGCTCAACGAGGCGATAGTTTTTGGTCGTGGTCGACATAGGTCAATCCTCCTAGTGCATCGTGAACGTCTTCTGGGTGACCGCGCTCACGCCACCGTCCACATTGACGGTGTAGAGCTTGATCGTGACGACCGACTGCCACGACCCATTGTCCGCGATGTTCTGCGCCTCGGTGTACGTAAACGCTTCGGTCGCGAGGGAGTCCTCCTGGTGCACCTGAACCCCGGATACCCACACCTGCAGGCGGTAGTGACTGAACTTGACATCGTGCCCCGGGGTCGTCGTGCCGACGAGTTCGCTGTCCGGTTGGATGGTCGGCGACTGATAGAGCCACGCCAGGATCAGATTGCGGTTCGGCGTAGCGGCCACGGTGACGTCCGCGTCGTTCTCGGTGAGCCCATTGGCCGCGAGATCAGACGGCGCCATCGGCAGACCACCGAGCGCCTGATAAGTGATGGTCACCGGCTCAACCTGAGAGATGTCCTGCTCGGCACCGTTCACGTTCAGGGTCGTCGCCTTGAAGTACAGCGTCTGCCCGACGTAGGCCCATGGGATCGAGACCGTCTCCATCTGTTGCATCCCAACGATCGGGAGTCCACCGGGGACAGGCGTGAGCACTTGAACGTTCTGGTCGAGAAAGACCGCCGTTGACGATGTCGTGTGCGCTGCGTGCGCCGTGCCTTCCATCCCACGGATGAAGTTCGACAGTACGTATGTACCGGTCGCCGCCAGCGTCGCATTCTGGAAATAGATGATTTCGTTATCGATCAGAATCCGGTTAACTCCAGACCTCCACTGTGCGTCGGTCACGGACGCGAGGGTCTTGTTCGGCGTAATCACCTTGACCCGGAGCACGCTCGTGGCGTCGAACACGTACGGCTCATCCGAGTTCTCGACTGTCGGGGCATCCGGTAGCGCGATCTGGCAGGCGGCCATACATGCGGACGCATGCACCTCCATGATCCGTGCGTACGTTGTCCCGTCGTTCGAGACATATAGCCGTGCCCCGGCCCAGGTGGTATCGACACCCCCCATCGCCACCAGGAACGAGGGATTCCCGTTCACGTCTGGCTGGGTGGTCTCGGTCACCACCAACTGTGTGTGGGTAAAGATCCCGGGCGGCTGGATCGCCGAGACCCCACCAACCGAGGAGTCTCCGGGCGAGACGAGTGGCCACCCAAGAATCGTAGGGTTCTCCTCGATGAGATCGAGCAGAAGGCGAGCATCTTTATCCTCGCTCACTGCCATGACGCGCATGAGCTTGCCGGTGAACCCGAACGTCGGGTCCGTCCACGACACGATGTCCCCGGGCTCGACCACCTGATCCTGCGGTCCGATCGGCACCTTCGCATTCAGGCGATTGAACGATCGCGTCCAAAGAAACCGCTGCCCGACCTGCCGGGCGAGCTGGGCGGTACAGATAGCATCGGCCGCGAGGTCGACCTCTTGCCCCTCGTCATTCTGAATCATCCAATCGTCTTTCCATTCCTCCGAGTCGGGATTGTATTCGTCATTCCTCCGCGTGTAGGCCACGATGACGCGGTTCACGATCTCGTTCACGCCCTGGCGAGTCACCTGGTGGCGCATCGTCCCGATCGCACCGCGCCTGGATGCCGCCGTAGAGGACACCGTCGGGCCACCCGAGGCCGTGGCCTTTCCGATCTGGGTGCTTCCCATGCGCACGTACGAAGCGGTCGTGATCGGGTACGCCGTCTGCGAAATCCCCCTGGGGATCAACTTGATCAGTCCTTGCGACCACACCAGGAACGCATCGGCGATGACGCAGATCTCCTCAATGTGTTGCAGGGCCGTCTTGCGGTCCTTGAAGTACGGTGACAACAGGATGCCATTCGTCAGGTAATAGGCGTGCGCCGACGAGAAGGTGAGTGGGTCGATCAGGGATGGATCGATGCCCGCTCCGTACCGGCTGTTTTCCAGCAGGTCCTGGATAATGTCTGCGGGGTTGGCGTCCGTTGCGCTTCCGGGCACGAGCGGGGCCCCATCAATCTGGATGGCAAACTCCGCCACCCCAGATAGGTCGATGACCTTGGTCCACGAATCGCCACCGTTGATAGACCGCCAGAGACCGTCCAGGGCGAGCGAGGACAGGATCGCGTTCTGCGTTTGACCGGAGGCGTCCGTCAAAATCTGGTCCGGCGTGCTCGCGAGCGTACCCCAGGTTGATCCGCTATCATCCGAGAAGTACTTGGCCCGGAAGACGAATCGACCCTTGTGGCTTCCTCCAAGGACTTCGCTGAACTGCGTCTCCGCTTCGTATCCAGGAGACTCACTGTTTCCTGTCGTGACGTTGAAGACCTGAGCCGACCAGGTCGACCCATTGTCAGACGACTTGAACAGGGCCGTATTGAATGGCGAGAGCGCCTGATCGACGGACAGCATGATCGTGCCATTAGACGAGCAAAACAAGGAGCGCATGATCCAGTTGCTACTACCGGGCACTCCGGATAGCGAGTTCGTGTCAGTCACTTTCGACCACGTAGCCCCCTCGTCGGTCGACCGGAAGAGCTTCGAGGGATACGTAATTCCATCGGCAGACCGAGTCAAGAGGAATATCGATCCCGGGTTAGCGGGGTTTTCTTGAAGCAGGGGATACAACGTGCCCGCGCTGATGGGATCAGTCGCTACAAAGGTATACGTAACTCCGCCGTCGGTCGACCGGAACACTCCACAGATCCCATCGCTCGTGCGGTTGGCCAGCACAAGGACCGTACCGTTCTTCGTGACCAACAGGCTCGACTGAACGGTATAGCCACTCATATTGAACGACCCGATGGTCGTCCAGGTCGTTCCGAAATCTGTCGACTTGAAGACCGTGATGACGTTCGAGACCGGAGCACTTACACACCATACGGTCGTGGGGGCCGTCATGAAGAAGAACTGCTGGCTACTCCCGGGACCCGTGATGGAGTTCCAGGTCGCGCCGTCGTCCGTGCTGCCTCGGATGGCCACCCCACCGCCGCCGGAATTAACGAAGTACACCAGGGCGTTTCGGGATGCAGCCGTCCCGATCCGCACGACCTCAAACGTGTAGTTCGGAATGCGCGCTGATGTGCCGAGGTCCTCCAGGTCGAACACCGCATAGCACGTCCACGGATACCCCGGGACGTTGTTGGCGGCCACACTCGACGACCCGCTGGAATTCTGCACGTACGACACATAGACGGTAATGTTCGTGTACGATCCGCCGAAGACAATCTTCCCAGTGTTGTAGTCGATCGTGTACTGGTTGGTCGTCGGTCCACTCGCAACCCTGGTCATTACGGTATACGTCGATGACCCATCGGGCTGCGGGGTCAGGAAGTACACGCTCTCACTATCCGTGTAGATCGGGGTATAGGTCAGCGTCTCTTGGGGCGATGCACCGTTGATGAGGAAGGACTCGTTTCGGTTGACCACGGCCGACTGACCGGCGGTCTGGTACGTGACGGTGATCTCAATCCCGATATCGGTCCCGGTGTTGTCCAGGTTTGTGTAGTTACCGCCGAACGAGATCTGACCAGTCCCATAGTTGATCGTGTATTGATTCTGCCCAGGACTGCTCCCGACGCGCGTGAAGCCGACACCGAACGTTTTCCCACCATCATTTGAACCGACAATTGAATCGCTGCCGGTCGTGACGGGCGTCAGCGTGGTGAACACGGTCGGCGCGAACCCGTCGATCTTGCTGTACTCGGCGTACTGGGCCCCACTCGTCTTTGCGGCCGTGATCGTGGGGTCGGGAGTGTTCGCCCCAGTCCCCAGGTAGAACGTGATCTCGGGATGCTGCGACAGATCCAGCTTGATCTTGTCGGCCCAGACGTTCAGAATCGCGTCGCATGGTCCCTCGCAGATGCCGATCGCGAACGACGACTGGTACGTGGTCGCCTGGTTGCCGCCCTTGCCGCCCGGAGACCCCTTCCCAGACCCCTTGCCGCTCTGGTTCGAGTTGACCTTCAGCGGCCCGGCCCAGATGACGTTCCCGGCAATCCGCCTTGTCCCGTAGAGGATTGGCAGCGGCGTCCCACGCTGAGTTGTCTGGAATGACAGGTTCTGGAGACTGGTAGGGTTCTGTTTCTTGTTGAAGAAGAGTGCGCTGATCAGGCTGAACGCGACGAAGGCGATCCTGATGATCCCCATCGCGCCCGCGCCGGCCATCTAGTCGACTCCCTTCGGACGCACGTACTTCGCTACATGCTCATGCCAGAACTGATTCCAGCGCTGCTCGATGACGACCCCGCTACGCTTCCAGGCATGGACGAACGAGGTGTCGCTCACGATGATCCCGGAGTGCGCCACAGTCCGACCAAATCGAAACAGCACGAGATCGCCGGGCTTCGGGCTCGTGGTGTCCTCAACGTACGGGTCCAGATGCGCCAGATACTCTTCCTCGCGCCGGTGCAGGTGCCACTCGACGGAGTAGTAGCCCGGCTCGAACCGCTCGATCACGCCGGCGTTTCCATAGACGCAGATCAGAAGCGTCGCGCAGTCGACCCCGGCGCCGCGCATCATGCCGCGGTGCACATACGGGGTGCCCACCCAGGCCATGGCCTCAGCGACGATACGTTCCCGGACGTTAGAGACCATGATTCGCCAACAACTCCCGGATCTGACGCTTGCGCTTCTCACTCATCAAGGAGTACATGGTCATGGCAACGCCACGGGCGCGTGCACCAGTGACAGTCCACACCCACAGTGGTTTGCCTCTTGGCGTAGAACGCAGGCGAACGGTTCCGCCATAAAGAGATAAGAGTCGACTCACCGATTCCTGATTTACCTGTACGGCTGTCACCTGACCAGTGCCATCATCCTTGCCAAATCCGGTAAATGATCCCTCGCCCTCCAGGAAGCCTGCCGTCCAACAGATATCCTTCGTGGAGGAAGATATCTCGGCCACCAATGTGGTTGGTCCATCTTTCCCGGCGTTGTGTGCGGTCTTTCCGTGCCAAAAACATCGCTCGGGATGTCCACGCTGCCACGCACCCCTACCCTTCTCTTGATACTTGGGCGGTCTCATAATCAAAGGGTATCGACGGCCTTGGGCACGTCCGGGAATCCCCTGAACCCACCCACGCCACTCTGCCCACGCAGATTGTTGAACTTGTTGATGCACGTGGTCATCCGCTGATCGCACCCCTGGACGACCGCGAAGGTGTCTACTCCCACGGCCGGCGCAAACGGCCACGGATTGAGCAGTACACACAACATGGTCCCGCCCGTGAGGGTACTGGCGATCACCGTTCGGATGAGTCCATTGTTGAGCCCGCTCGTCGCGGTCACGCGCCCCTTATCGAACACTCCGGTCGCCCGGACGCTACTGAAGTAGAGGTTCGAGGCATCCGTCGGCGCGATGCACGTCACGGCATCCGTAATCGTGGCCAGCACGATCCCGCACCACTGATCCCCGAGGGAGTTATTGCATTCCACGTTGTAGCACGTCCTCGGCACCTGACGGGTCGCGATCGTCAGCATGCTCTCGCAGCGGAATTGGACATCCGTCCGTGTCACAACCGCTTGCTGCACGCGCCACTGGGAGTGCAGGTTCGCAGTGTTCAGGGGGTTCGCAGCGTCCCACTTGAACAGCGTCATGGTCGCGCGATCGAAGATCCCAGCCACAGCTAGGATGCCGAGATCCATCAAGCGGCTGTTCCACGGGACCTGGGCCTTGGGGAAGGCGATGTCAACCGTGTCGATCTGGAGCGTGGCGTTCATCTTCAGTTCCTGACGGTCGTGGCCGAACGCCTTGAACAATTGGAGTTGCCCGCCGCTCAGCGCTGTGTAGGCATTCACATCCGTGTCGCTGTCGCAGAAGAATGAGTGCAGCCCGGACGTGAGATCGATCTGATACAGCGTAACGTGACGCCGCGAGGGCTCTTTTGAGGTCGCGACAAACCCGACATCGTAGGCCTTCGTCACGGCCTAGGCCCCAACGCCTTCGATCAACACTTTATCCTGCATCGCCGTGAACTTGGCCGTCCAGAACGAAGGCACTTTGCGCACATACTCCACCTGGGCATCGATCATGTACGCGCGGTAGTACGTCGCGGTCGCATCGTACGAGAGCACCGCCCCGGCGTACGGTGCGGTCGCATAGATCACGATCCCGGTTGCCAGCGAGATCACTGGCTGGGGCGAGTCGAGCGTCCCATCCGTGTAAGTTCGGATGCCCGTCGCCTTGTCAATCCCCACCTTGTAAAGCGTCGACACCCCATCAGCGACCGCAAACACCTCGGGCCCAGAGGACGTGTATCCAATCGACCCGGCAGGTGAGGCCCCGGCCAGGGTCGGGTCCTGGATGATGAACGACTGGTACTGCCCGCGGCGCTTCCGGAAGAAGTTCCGGATATACATGTAGGTCGTGTCATCGTCCCGCAGGGCCTCGTAGCCGATTGAGAACATGTACTTCGGCCGTAGCCACACGAGGTTACGCTGGATGAACCCGGAATCATACTCCACGATCTCGGAGTACTCGATCGGCGTGATCGAGAACGCGTTGGGCGTCTGGGCAAACGTGTCATCCCACCGGGCGTCGAACCGATTGAGAACGAGCGTCCCGCTCCCGGCATAGGTGAACCCGACTGTCTGGGCGCCACCCAAGGTGAATGCGGTATCCGTCACGGTGAACAGCAGCACACCGTTGTACCAAACCTGATGGGTACCCCCGACGAGGTCGTACTGCAGCGGGGAGCCGACCGCCCTCGTCACTACGGTGGGTCCACCGATCACAGTCGTCACGCCTGCCACGACCTTGATCAGGTCGACGTTCCCGGCGTTCACCCGCGCCTCGTAGTAGTTGTTCGCGTCCACGCGCCGGGCAATCACGCCCCACACATGTCCGGTATCGACCGGGGTCCCCTCGGTTGCGATGATCGTCGCATCCGCTGGGGCGATGCCCCTGTACAGTTCAGTCGAGCCCGTAGTCGTCGAGGTCGCCTGGTTGGCCAAGACGCTGAACCCTGACACGACGTGACTGTAATTCCCACCCAACGTCGCCGCGTTCGGCTCAAGGAAGTTGTCCCGGAAGACGAGTGTCATCATTCCCGACCACTCCGGGCCGCGGGATTATTGTTGGACAGCGTCTCCTGATGCAGGCCAGCGATGAAGTCGCGATGCCGGTAAAGTTGATCCTGACCGGTCATCGTATCCCAGGCGAAAATGTTGGTAGTGCTACTCCGCCCACCGCCCGCGCGCATATCGACAGGGATGGCGCCACCCTTGAGTGGCACAATCGCTTCACTAGACCCGGCCTCCGCCACCATCGCAAGCGTCGGCGAGCTATAGACTCCACCACTGGCCGCCATGGTGAACGGGATCAGCGACTTACGGGTGAGGACCCCGCCATCCTTGAATCCGTGAATCCCGGACGCTAGGGTAGTGAGCGAAGACACGAACCCACCTCCCCCAGGACCGATCGCAGTGCCCACGGCGTTCCCACCGGCCATCGCCGTGGCGGCCGTGATCATGTTCATCGACGCGGTCAGCATGATCTGCGCTGCGGAGGTCTGCAGGCCGGCGGCCTGGAGCGCGTCCGCCTGGCCACCGACACCCCCCAGCATCCCGTTGATCCCGCCGAACATCTTGTTCAGCATCGGCTCCAGGTTGAGCGACTGCACGAGCGACTTCGCGAACATCTGGCCGACCTGGCTGATGATCGACTTGCCGATGTTCGCGAAGAACGTCATCAGGGCCTGACCAAACGACTGACTCCCGGTCAGGACACTGTCCCACATCTGCGTGAACGCGCCCTCGATCGTCTTCGTCACGGCCGAGGTGGCATCCGTGATGGGCTTCATCAGGGTGGCGTAGATACCGACCTGGGCGGTCAGAATCCCCCGCTGCGCCTCGAGTATCTTGGCGCGGTCCTGCTCGTTCGGGAGCAGGGAGGCCTGAATTGCGAGGATCTGCCGGTAGGCGGCGATCTCGTCGTTCAGGTCGGCAATGTGTTGCTGGTCGGTCTGGGGCTTGAGGCCCGCGAACAGCTTAGTGGTATCGAGCCCCTGCATGACCGAATCCATCTGCGTCTGGGCTTGCTTCTTATGGAGCGAAATCGTTTCGGTGGCAATCTGTCGGCGAATGGTCAGGATCTGCTGGCTCGTCAGCTTTTCGGTCGCGAGCTCCTGCTCGAGCATGGCGATGTGATCGGACAGTGTCGCCGTTCCAATCTCTCGGCGGAACTGGTAGTCCGCCTCATTCGCTGCGAGCCGATCGGCGGTGGCCTTCTTCTCAGCCTCCGCAGCCCTCTTGGCCGCGGCCTCATCCTGCTTCCTGAGTTCATTCTTGAGCGTGTAGATCTCGCGTTCGATCTGCATCTTCTCGGTCGCGGTCAGGTGATCGTACGCGAGTTCCCGTTCCTTGAACGCGATCTGGTCGGAGAGATTGATCTCGTTGTTCGCCTTCAGGAGATCCAGGTACTCATTGGCGCCCTGGATCTTCTGGGTGACCTCGAGCCGAGCCAGATTGTGCTCCTTCGTGATCAGTTGGTCTTCGAGTTCCGCCACCTTATCAAGGGCCTGGCGGCGTTCGTCGGCCGCGCGCTTGCCCGAAACGGCGATCGCTTCGTACTTCGCCTTTGCCTGTTCGGTGATCAAGACCAACTGCTTCTCGCGCGCCACGGCGTCGTCGATCGTGCCGGCCAGGGCCTCCATGTGGCGGACCCACTGGTTGACCGAGTCGAGGGCCGACTTGAACGCCGAACTCCCACCGGCCGCGGCGGCCGGGGGCGGCGTCTGGGTCGGAGCGTGCTGGGGGAACCCAGTCCCTGGCCCGACGATGTTACCGAACTGGTCGAACCCCTTCTGGCCGCGGTGGGCGAACTGCGCTTGCGCAGCGGCAGGAGCGGTGTTTACCGGTGCCGTCGGACCGCCGAGCGGATGGGTGATCCGATCCATCAGTCCCACGATCTTCTCCATCACGAACACGACGGAGTTCCAGGCCGTGCTGATGGCTCCAATGATCCGCACCACGTCCTGCAGAAGGTTGATGAACCCCTCGATGATGCCAATCCCGACCCTGATCGCCGCGACCCAGTCCTGCCAGTTGTTCTTGAGCGACAGAATCAGGCCGGCGGCCACCTGACCGAACTCATCAAATGCCGGTTTCAGGTCATTGGCGATCGTGGACCAACTGGACGACAGCCAGTCATTGATGCCCTTCACGGCGTTCGTGATGGCCGACCACGCTCCACCGGCCGCCATGCGCTGTATGGAGTCAACGTTGTCGAGCAGGATGGTCTTCTGGACACTGAGCGAGTTCGAGACTTCGGCGGCCCCGGCGTTTAGACTACCCATCGCCCTGGCCATCGCTTGGGGCAGGTCCTGGGCGGCGATGTGCATCTGCAGCCAAGCCTGAAGTTGTTTCGAGGTCATGCCGAGATTCGCGCGCAGGACCTCGCCCAACTGGCTCGATGCAGCGGCCGTGCCACTCACGAGCATCCTGATCTGCAGCACGGACCCGAGATCGGCCATCCGGGTCACGGCGATGAACTGCGCCTGTTTCGCGACCTGGGCCATCGCCTGGGCCTCGGCCTCGGTCTGGGGGGCGATCCCTATATCAGCAAAGGCGCGCTGGGCCATCTCCATGGCCTTCCAGGAGACGCCGAGTTGGGCCGAGATCTGGTGCATTCGGTTCATCTCGGAGGTCGCGTAGGCAAAATTCTGCGCCCACACGGCCGGGCCCTTATTCTTGCTCATATCGGTCAGGATGGCGGCGAGCGAGACGGCCTGATCGTGGAACTTATCGACCGCATCGATACTTTCAGCGATGACCCGCTTGAGACCGTCGAACGCCGCCTTCGCTGCGGCCGCACCGGCCCCGATCAGCGACAGGGCGCCCAGCGTCTTGAACAGAGCCGTGTGCACGCGAGTCAAGTCCGCCTCGATGTTGTTGAGTTCTCCCCCCATGACGGACGCAGACGCCGCCGCAGTCTTCGCCGTCACCCCGAGGGACTTGAGCGCCCCCTCAACCTGGGCGACCGTCTGCTGCGCGTTCGGCGCAGCGACCTTGATGATGATCTCAACAACCGATTCGGCCATCTACCCCATCCGTGACGCTTGGTATTCCGCTTCGGCCTTGTGCTGTGCGTCCTCCAACTGCCGGACGCGCTCTTCCTCGTACATCCGCCAACACTGATAGGCGAGCCGGAAGTCCTCGATCGTCAGATCAAGTAGTTCTCCCGGCAGTTTCCCGTAGAACTTCCCCATCGGTGCCAGCACCATCCACGCCTTGATCGCGAAAGGTATCCACCTGCGCTTGCTGCCCCACGAGCAGGCCGCTCCACTCCTGGATCGCCTGCACGAGCGCCACCCGGTCTTCCCCGCTGAGGTCACCGACGTACAGCTTGCCGGCGTCCGCGCTCTCGGGATCAGCCGTCAGCTTGGGGAGCACGACACCCTTCAGTAACTGGAGATCCTCGACCTCACTGATGTCCTCGGGATGACTTGCGAGATACTGGCGCGCCGAGGCCTCGGTCACTTCTCCCCGCTCGATCGCCATCGCGATCAGGCCCTTAGGGAAGTAGTCCCGCTGGGTGAGCTTCCTGATCAGGAATGACGCCCCGCTCGGGAGCATCACTTCCTTGTGATTCTTGCTCCGGTAGTCACCTGCCGAGATCACCAACGGTCATCCCTCCCAAAATGCAAAATGGGGCCGGAGGAGTAACCCCCGGCCCCGGTCTGGCTCATCCCACTTGCCACGCAACGGTCTTCCGCATCAGTACGCGAGGGAGACGTCGTTCTCGAGTGCGATCAACATCGGCGAGCCCACCGCCGGCTGAGTCGCATTGCCGAAGTCGTACTTCGCCTTGCCCTTGAACGAGACCATGATCTCGTGCGGGCCCGCCACGCCGATGTCGTACCCGATGTACTGGAACAACGGAATATCCAGCATCAATCGGTAGGCCCCGTTCGTGCCGAGTGTGGCCCCAGTAAAGAGGATGTTCAGGTCGCCACGAGTGCGCGCCACATAGTTGTTAAACTGCGTGATGTCGGCCAGCATCACCCCGCTCACGCCCACGATCCGAGGCGACTTCGCCACGATTGAGTGAATCTCGTTCGTGCCGTCGATGTAGGGCTTCCCCTCGATGCCGTTGTCGATGTCGATCTGGAGATCCTGAATGGTCACGTACGGTGCCCCGGCCAGCGAGATGGCCGCCTGGTTCCACAGGAACGGGCTCTGGGAGTCGAATACCGGGGTCGTGGCACTGATAAACTGCAGGTCCTTGGCGATCACGTCGATCTCGCCGGTCAGCACCGCATCGGCGCCCTTGCTGCCGATGCCGAACTTCAGCATCATCTTCTCGATCGCGGTCCCGGAGAACTGGAACGCCTGCCCCAGGTCCCGGTGGATCTCCATCGTGAGCGGCTGCACGATGCTGCCGGTCCCCCAGTTCGCCTGCCGTGGGTTGAACACATGCAGATTCGACCCGGCCTTTGGGGTCGAGGACACGACTGCGCCACCAACCGTGGTGGACGTGATGACCCCCGTCGCTCCGGTGGTCACGATTGCCAAGTTCTCCGCGCCAGTGGCGGTGCCGTACCAGATGATGAACCCGATGGCGCCCGTCACGGCAACGGGTGTCACGGTCACCGATCCAGTCGGGCCCGTCACGACCGCATTCGCCTCAGCTGAAGCCTCGCCCGCGACCCCCACAAACGTCCCAGACGCCGGAGTCACCGACCCCCCGAAGATCGGGGCGGTCTTGACATAGTACGTGGCCGACGCCAGCGACCCGCCAGACGAGGAGGGCGACGCCCCCGGCGCCGATTCGGCGGCCACCAAGGTGTCAGCCCCCCATCCGGCCATGAACAGCATACCGATGAAGTCGGGGTACACGTTGGTCGAGATCTTTCCGGTGTGCTCCTTGAGCCCCAGGAACGTCGGGCCCTCGTCGAACACGCCCACGATATTGGCCGGCGTGACTTCGCCAATCTTGGAGTACAGGGACTCCGAGATAAACTGGGCGTACCGGGTCGCCGCCACGGGCGTGCCAAACGCCACTTCCTTGCCGAATCCCCAATGACTTAGCCTTCCTTCGGGCATCGAACTCACCTCACTCCCACAAAATAAAAGGAGCGGCTCTGCACCGCTCCTTGTTTGACTCCCCGGCGTCGGCCGTCAGGATCTAGCTGATCTTCTTGAGCGCGCTCCAGTAGGACATGGCGATCACCACGACCACGATGGCCAGAACCCCAAACCCGACCAGGATCACGGCTGCTTCAGGTTCGCGACCAAGCTCCCGCCGCCGAACCCGGCAATCACGGCCAGGGTGGCCGCATCAAACCTGTGGAGCACCGCGTACGCAAACGCCCACAGGAGGACAACCACGGACGCATCGAACAGCAACTGATCAGCCTTCTTGCCGTCATACATCGCCCGCCCTCACTTGTTCCGGTGCCACATGAGATAACTACCGCTCCACGAGGCAAGAACAGCCATGATCCCCATGATGGCGGACCAGGCCTTCGCATACACGCTGGTCTTCGCATCCCGGACCGTGGCGGCCGTGTTCAGCGCGTCAATCTGCGCCTTGTGCGCATCAAGCTTCTCGGCCTGGGCGTCGTCGCGTGACGCCAGTGCACTCATTTGCTGCCCCACGGCGTTGGTGAACGCATCGAACTTCAGTACGAGCACATCGATCTTACCGTCCAACCCGACGAGCCGAGCGTACTCTTCCTTGGTGAACCGAAGCGTGTCTTGCGTATCTGGCACCGCCTGAGTCCTCAACTTGCTCGGGGTAGCCATTCGTCACCTCGGCGCCAGTTCGACGGTCAACCGCACCAGGGCGTCCGCGGTGAACGGGGATGCCTCGGGATTGCTGTCCGTCTTCACGTCAAGCGTCAGCAGGACGGTGTACGAGAGTCCCAGGGAAAGATTGTCCTGGATGACCTGCATGACCTTGTCGAGCCCGTCCTGCATCTGCTGCTCTGCGTCATCAACGCTCACCTCGCTCCGGTAGCGAATCGCCACCAGCACGACGAGCGTGGCCTTCCGGGCCAGGGGCATCAGGAACTGAATGTCCCGAGCCGTGTCGAGCGACACCCCGCCGGCCGGATACGACTGCACCTGGGTGAATGAGCGCCGGCCGTAGTACCACTTCAGGTTTGAAGTCCGCGCGTCGGCCGAAAGGATATTGAAGACCGCCTGCACAACCGCCTTGACGTTGACCGGAGACGCGGCCACCTACGGGGCCCCCGGCTGGATCGCCGCGGCGATCTCGCGGCCCAGCACGTCCCGGATCTCCGGGATCTGCTCCTCGGCCGACGGTCGCAGGTACGGTCGCGCCGGGATAGTCGTGGCGTGGTGCCTACCAGTCACGCCACCAAGTTCGTGGATCCGGGCGTAGACGACGTTTGAACCAACCCGCCCTTCCATCTCGCCGCCCATCGTCTCGGAAACGGACGATGTCACACTCGACCACAGGCGCCCGGTCCGTACGTGCAGTACCTCGCCAGATAGCTTCTCCTTCGCGCGCCGCTCGACCAACAGAGCCGCCGAGTACATCCCGCGGGTGAAGGCCTGGGTCAGCTTGCCGTTCAGGCTGGCCAGGTATGTCTGTACGCGATCCAACCCGTTGACATGGATATCGAGGCCCGTTCCGGCCATGTCAGTTCTTCCTCCACGTCTGGTCGAGCACAAACTGACCCTGTAAACCGTGTTGCACCATCCGCGCGACGAACGAGATGTCGTCACTAATCCGGTGACCGTCCCAGTTGGCTCGGCACAAACACGACGCCCGGTGCATCAACGATGATGTATGCGGCTGGGTCCCCGGATTCTGGGACGCCGACCACACAAAATCCCAACCCTCGGCCAGCCCCGTCAAGAGTGTCTGCAGGTGGTTCGGCATCCACTCATCATCATCGTCGATGTACGCGATCACGTCACCCCTGGCTAGGAGGCATCCTACCTGCCGCGCTTGGGCCGCACATACGCCAAAGTTCTGGAAGGCCGTCCAGCAACGCCCCAGCTCGACATACCGGAGGCTACCGTATCCATCCGCCTTGATCCGAGTGCAAGCGAGCGCCATCTCATCATTCCGACCGTCACAAACGACGATATGTTCAAGCGGCTGAATCGTCTGCCCCTGGACCGACAACAGCGCCCGCCGGAGCGTATCGATCCGACTGTGCGTCGCCGTCACGACACTGACGACCAGATGATCAACCCTGACCGGTGTCTGTGGAATTGCGGCAAGCCCTTCGGCCCACATCGACCGGTTAGTTCCCACCTAGATCCCCACGACCGTATGCGCCAGCCTATATTGATCGATAACGTCCACCGCGTCTTTGAACACGCGGTCGTACTTGATATTGAGCGACCCGCCGCCCTCCGCGAACACCTCGGAAGCGATCCCCTGCTTCGCCCGCAGCTTGTACTGACCAGCCACGATCTGCAAAATGGCCCCCCGGATATCATCGGGTAGGTCCACCGGCGGGATCCCGGCCGTCGATGCCGCGCCCGTGTCCGCGAAAGTCATCGAGGTCAGGTCGGCCGTCTGGTAGTAGACCGACTCGCCACCCGGGAACGCGCCGCGGTAGATCCGGTACGCCGTCGCCACCGTCCCAGACACGGCCGCG